TGTTACCATGGCTACGACTCGCACTTTCCCCGCGGGTTCGGGTATGGCATGGAGACGACCTAGAACAAGGTACCGAGACCATGAACTTAGCTGTAGGAAACTTCTTTCCTTCGTGCGTCCTTCATCGTCCTCCCATTCCGTCAGTGAGAGGATCATGTCCAGGGCTCTCGTAAAGACGCTTTTGGCATCTTTCGAGGCTGCTGCGAGAAGATCATCACCATGCAGATTGGGATAAGAGTTCGAAACGCCAGCATATAGCCGGATTAAGCCCAGCACCTTAGTGTTCATGCTATAAAGACAATAGTCTTGAAAAGCGTTAAACCAAGGGAGGTTTCGGGCGTTCCAGATCGCTCTGGCATCCCATGCCAGGGTCCATAGACTTCCTGAGTTAGGTGGACAATTCGGACCAGAGGTTAGGATTGCCTTCGGAGTAAATCTCAGTTTGGGAACTGGGATCTTCTTCAGGAGAGCCGCCCCTAGTTTATCCGTCTTGAACGTCTTCAGGAAGTCACCGAAGTCCGCTAATGGTATCTTGATATCAGCTCCGGGCTGCGTGATAGTTTTGTAAGAGGCTCGGCCACGACATTCGATAACCCTATAGCACCCCAAAAGGGAGAGCCACAGGCGAATGAGCGCAACGTCGCCCCGAACAATTCTAATCCTATCGCGGTGTGGAATGAGGGTAGGAATACCCTGTAGTCCCTGGCCCACCACGGCTCCCAGTAAGCGGCATTCAGAACCTGGCTTTCCAGAAACTGCTTGCATAAGTAGGATTTGGGATGTCTTAAGGTATTTGACTAAGCTGGCTGCAGAGCCTTTCCACTTAAGTACAAACCCACCAAAGTGAGTGACTGAGAGATAAAGATTCGCTGAGCGACGTCCTGCTATGAGCCAAGTAATGGCAAAGCCAAACTTGACAAATAGCCCGGAGTTCTTTCGAACACCGGAACCAAGCTTCTCGATCCGAGTTCGATCCCTACGATCTATTAATGTTTGAAACATAATATTGATTAATCAAAGGGGTCTTGCAAGGTACGATAGGCCTCTGTTTTCCCAGGAACTCGTCAGTCACCCTAATACACCGAAGTGCCTCAGGAGACCGCTCGTTCACGTATAGCCAGATCCTTTGGACTGCCCAGGGGTCTGCTCTCCTTATCAGGGAGACAGCCTTTGACATGCCCACTAGACCGCCGGGAGCAGCAGGTTCTCTGAGTAGAGTCGGTGTCGCCACCTTGTCTTTCCATCTCAGGTTTACTCCTGGTGGTTAGGTCCCCATGTACTTGCAGAAAAGAGTTCGCCAGTCCGCATCACAAATGTAGGCACCCTCCGAGGCAAATGTCGAACCTTCACTCAGAGGAATTTACGTCCTAAG